GAAGTCCAGCAACAATCAGAACATCACCTGACTGTGGCGCAAGGGTAATTGGCTTGGCGTTTTGAACCGAACCTGTACCGCCGAACTGAACTGTGAGTAATACAGGAGAAGTAGAAGTGTTGTTAGCGTATAGCCAAACTTCGTCAATCGTTGATGATGAAGTTCCTGTTGCGTGGATAGTCGTACCAGTTGAGGCAGTTTGGACAACAGTTATTGGCTGGCCTTGTGATGAGGCTGAGAGAAGTGTCTTTGTATATGTTGCCATTGTTATCCCCTATCCGAAGATTTGATTTGGAAGAATTGCTTGGTCTGTATCGTAAACGGCTGGGCCTGTGTTACCTGTGGAACCAGTTTGACCTGTATTGCCTGTGTTACCAGTTGCACCAGTATTACCAATTGCACCTGTTGGGCCTGTAGGCCCAGCACCAGTATTACCTGTTGAACCAGTCTGTCCTGTGTTACCAGTATTACCTGTGGCTCCAGTGTTTCCAATGGCTCCTGTAGGCCCTGTAGGGCCAGCAACAGTGCTATCAGCACCAGTGTTACCAGTGTTACCTGTATTACCAGTGTTGCCTGTATTGCCTGTAGCACCCGTACTACCTGTTAAACCTATTGGGCCTGTAGGACCTGTAACTCCTGTAGCGCCCGTGTTACCAATAGCGCCAGTATTTCCAATTGCTCCTGTAATGCCTTGTGAGCCTGTATTACCTACCGCGCCAGTATTACCTGTGGCTCCTGTGTTTCCAATGGCTCCTGTAGGACCTACAGCACCTGTTACGCCCTGCGCACCTGTATTACCTACAGCACCCGTAGCGCCTATAGCACCTGTATTGCCCGTGCTTCCTGTGTTTCCAACTGCGCCTGTTGGGCCAGTAATGCCTTGCGCTCCTGTTGCACCAATTGCGCCCGTAGGACCTGTGTTGCCTTGAGAGCCAGTGTTACCTACGGCACCAGTGTTGCCTTGCGCACCAGTATTACCAACAGCGCCAGTTTGACCAATGGCACCTGTCGCACCAGTTACTCCAGTTGACCCTGTGGGTCCAACAGGCCCTGTGCTTCCAACAGCACCTGTTGAGCCAACAGCACCCGTGGGTCCTGTCGCTCCAGTGATGCCAGTGGATCCTGTATTACCTTGGCTTCCAGTAGGTCCAGTTTGGCCTGTGCTTCCAGTAGTACCCGTTGAACCTGTTGTTCCAGTTGAACCTGTAGAGCCAGTGGCTCCAGTATTGCCTGCTGCACCTGTGTTTCCAGTTGCGCCTGTGTTACCTGTAATGCTGCTTCCAGTGGCTCCTGTAGAGCCTGTAGACCCTGTTGGTCCTGCGACGGTTGAATTGGCACCTGTATTACCTGTGCTTCCTGTTGCTCCTGTTAATCCTGTTGAACCAGTTGGTCCTACTACTGTGCTATTAGCACCTGTATTACCTTGTGCGCCAGTAGAGCCTGTATTGCCTTGTGCGCCTGTTGGGCCAGCTACTGTGCTGTTAGCACCCGTGGCTCCTGTTGGTCCTGTAAAACCTATATTGCCTTGTAAACCTGTATTGCCTATTGGACCTTGTGGACCAATAGGGCCTAATTCTAAAGTTATAAGTTGAGTTGTAGAAACATCATAAACGTTAGTTGTAATTGGAATTTCTACAACAGAGATGCTATCTGGAGTAATGGTCATTAGTGAACTACCGCCGCAACCACCGTAAAGTTGCCAGACAAAATTGCGTATGTAACGTTGGCGTTGTTATCTGTAATGTTAAGTTGATATTGATATGTGCCAGCGGCTAAAGCTGCTGTATCGCTTGCTGAAAGATTTAGGTTAATCCGACCATAGGCAGAATCAATTGTAATCTTGCCATTGGCTGTAGATAGTTCAACAATAATTGCTGTGTCTGTGGCATAGCGCACTTGCATATCTGCGCTGTAGTTGCTCAGAACTACGGCTACCCCGCCGATTTTCCAGACTGGCTTAAGGCTAAAAGTAGTGCCTTGAATTACTGAGATATTGTATCTACCTGGATTCATGCCACTCCCTTAAACAGTTGTAATGTTTGCGCCGTAACCGCCGTTGATAAGAATAGTTCTCTCAGCATCGGTTATAAAATATTCATGTCCACCTAGGTAGCAATAAGTTGCCGCCTGTGTCTCATCTACGCCAGGTGTACGTTCGCTGTAGATGGTTGTGCCACGTACCAAAATTGTGTTAGCACGTGCAATTCTGTAACGCCAGAACAAGCGGGTAAAGCCTGCTGGTCCTTCTTCCACTGTAGGTGGTTTGAACAGATACGCCATGCTTCTCCTTATATTGTGTGGTAGCCCCACCCGAAGATGGGGCTAACACGATTACTTAATTGTTACGCTGTGTGAATTGAAGAAGTTGATTCAATACGAACCAACGACGCATCACGGTAGCGCTTCCAGCCAAGTACGCCGTACCATCCGATTGGACGGAAACGCATTAACTTGTCAACAATTGGTCCAAAGATAACGTGTGGTTCTTCGGCAACTGCTTCTGCAAGTGCTTGCTTTCCAGCAACAAGTGTACGGAATACACGTACGCCGCCAGTAGCGTTAACATAAGATGGAGTACCGAAAGTACCTGATGCTGAACCAGCACCTGTACCGTCAGCAGCGTTGAATAAACGAGGTGATTCAACAAACATTGCGCCTTCATAAGTTCCGATGGTGCCTGGCCAGAATTCGGCTGCTCCAGTTTCGGAATACTTATGGTCATCACGCCATCCACCAGCACCAGTCTCAGCACGAAGATCGTGTGAAACTTCTGGGTGAATACCGCACCAGTAGTACTCGCCTTGGCGAGGTACTGCTTTGTTAGCGCGTAGCTTTGCAACAGCCAAACGGATGTCACGTGACTTAAGAACGTCAGTTGCAAGAACTGACTTGTTTGTTGTACCGTTGGTGTATGTACCAGCATAAGTTGAAACGATAGAACCGTTAACTTCTGCGATAGCGTTTGTGCCACCAACAAGTTCAGCAAGTGCAACCTGGTCAAGTGAGTCAGCCATGTTGAAGGCGATGATGTCTGCAATAGCAGGATCAACGTCTGAGAGTGAGAACAACTCCAACTTGCGAGTAGCAAGTGAAGCGTTACCATATTCGTTCAAAGCAACTGAAACAGTTGTGGTGTTGCCAAGGGCTACAGCATCTGGATCAACTGACTCTGAAAGTGTGGAAGTAGCTGCTGCTAGATCTGTGTAGATCTGGAACGCTACTGATGAACCAGGCATAGCCTGTTGTACTGGGCGCTTATCTGCGACATCGCGGATAAGAGGAACAGCACGAAGTGCAAACTCTACGTAGCGATCATACGCGGTCTGTACTAAGGAAGTACCGAGCGAGCCTGATGTGCTATCTGTATATGCGTTTGCCATGTGTCACCTTCTTTCTTTAAGGTTTGTGCGGATGGGGGGATTTTCTATCTGCGTCGTTGAGTTGGCGCACCCGTGATTGCATTTAACTCATCTATAGTTTTTGCCCCAGCGAGTTTTGACATTAAGTCAGCATCTCTTGTTGGGGTGCTTGCATTTTGGGTAGCGGCATTGATCCGTTGATAGGATGCCTGATTGCTTTTTTCTTCTTCGCTGATAGGAGCAGCATCGGAGCCTGTCTTACTAAAGCCGAAAACATCGGCATTTTCTGTAAGCCATGCGTCAATCTGCTCTGGCGTTGTAACGTCGCCAGGAATAAACTTGGCGACTTTATCAGGTACGCCTTTTGTTGCCAATACATCTTTGACAGAACGTCCGCGAAGTTCTGATTGAATCTGATTGAGCTGTTCAGTCAGTTGCTTCTTTTCTCTTTCAGCCCGCTTTAGTGCTTTACGCAGGTTTGCTGGACCGTTGGAATCGGTTTGTTCGGTGACTTCATCATCAAGATCAAAGTCGTCGTCATCTTCATATTGGTTTGCCATGTGGCACTCCCTTTCGTTAGTTGAATCGCAGGCCGCAAGTCATCCCAGGGGAAGGATGTTTGGCTCCCACTTCCAGTTTTTAATACGCGTCATCCATACTGGTGGGTGGTGACGGAACTTAGTTTGTTACTGAACGCCTTGTTGGTTTGCTACTCCAAGGGATTGTCCTTGTTGGCTAGCTCCTGCGGAGCCACCAAATTGAGATACTTCCTGTGTCTGTAAACGCTTTAATCTAGCTTCTGCCTGTGCAGCAGTTTCGCCAGCAATAGGTGCGCCAAAGGTAGCGGCTTGTAAACCTGTGCCTACGGTTCCAGCGCCACCGTATTCTTGATAACGGGAAGCAATTGCTTGCATACCTGGCAACTGATTAGCAATATTTCCAA